GCATGAGGCGCGGCCCACAATGGCGTGCCAGCGCCGCGCCTCATGCTTGCGCGTGAATTCGTACACCCGCTCGGTGTGATGGCCGCCAGAATCGATCAACACGGCGGCAATGCGCATGGTCACACCGAGCGCATGTTCCCACTCTTCCAACAGATATTCGCGAAGAGCGGCCCACGGGCTGGCCGCGTCCGCATCCGGCAAAGATGGATCGCCCTTGAAGACTTTGTGCTCGATGGCCCAGCGCTCATCATCAAGGCCCCAGCCATAGAGGCTGCACTCCAGGCGATCATCCTGCGTATCGACACCGGCGGTGAGCCAAAGGACGCCGGAGGGCAATATCTCACGCTTGAAGCGCGGGCGCTTTTCCAATTCCGTTGTGTTCGCACCGGTGCCGCGTATTTCCCATGTTTCCGCGAGGTTTGTATTAACAAAAACCTTCATGCGTTCGAGAGAGGTCTGCGCCTCCAGCCATTCACGGATAAGATCCAGCCAATCAACGACGCCATAAAGCGCGTTGAGCTGGAAGCCAGCCGTCTTGCCGTCATGGCTCTTGGCTGTGGCGCGCCACTCGCCGCGGCGGATCATCTCATGCTTGGAACGCTCTTCGATGATGCAGCCGTTGATACAGACGTAGTGATACCACAGCACGCGCGGACGGGAGTTCTCGACCGGCTCCGTTTTGAAAATGAGGTGCTTCCATTCGAGCTGCTGCATCTCTCCGCAGTGCGGGCATGGAACGTAATAGCGCCGCTTGTCGCTGGAATTATATGCAGCCTCAATGCGGGAGAGGTATTTGATGTGCGGCGTGGAAATCAGAACGATTTTGCGGTTCCAGAATTTCGTTGCGCGCTTTTTGGCCAGGTCAACCGGATCGCCTTCCGTGCCGGCCGATGCCTCATAACCATCCACCTCATCCATGAGGATGACGCGCGCGGGGAGCCCGCGCAGGCCAACTGGGGCATTGGCGCCGACAAGGACCAGAATGCCGCCGGGAAATTCCTTGTTGAGCAGGGTATTGCCGGAGTCCCGCGAGCGCGGCGAGGGAAAGAGATTACGCAAAACGGGCGTGTCTCGAATCATCTTGGCGACGCGGTTTTTCGAGAACTTTTCCGCCTCGGCAAGGCTGGGCTGTACGCACAGGATCGGCGACGGCTCCCAATGGCTGTAATAGCCAATGGTATTGAGCACGGCGGCTTGCGTTTTGCCGGACTGCGCGGCCAGCATGAGGACAATCGTCTCAATATTCTGATCGGTGATGGCGTCCATCATGCCGCGCTGATACTCCAGCGTGGAGGTGTGGAACTTGCCGGGAGACGCCGATGATTCCTTGGGGATGTAGGCGTAGCGGTCAGCCCACTCGGAAAGCGAAAGCGGGTCGGGCGGCAGGAACATCTTGTGCGACGCCTTAAAGGTGCGGTCGAGCGCGGCCAGGCCTTCGGAGCTGGTTTGATAGGGGGGGCGGGCGATCATAGAGCATCCGCCATAGCAATGCGCTCACCGATCCACCGCATAACTGGCACAGCCATGCTATTGCCGAGAGCCTTATAGCGCGGACCATCGGCAGTTTTAGGAGAGATAAGCGTGTAATCGTCCGGGAAGCCCTGAAGGCGTTCGCACTCGCGGGGTGTCAGGCGGCGCACAGCGGAGGCCACAGGCACAAGTCCAGTACCATCCTCGCTGGCATCAAAACCATCCGCGCGGAGCGCGTGAGTGACCAGCAATGACTCCCGGCTCTTGTTGTCCGCATAGGGGTTCTGAGTCAGAGGCGCGGTGACTAACGTTTCGCTCTCGAAATCCATCCTTCCCGAACCGCCATGCGCGTTGCAAGCAGTCGCTATATCAATTGCCCCGGCGGTATTGTTTCCACCGAAGGCAATCAATTGGTTGGAATAAGCGTCCTGACCGTTGTATCCGCCGGGATGCGCACCCGGTGACAACGTGCCAGCAATCAAGCCGCCGTCGCAATCAAAGTCGGTGCCGAGCCCGCCACCGCCTTTAATGCGCGCGCTAATTGTGGGGGCAACGTCTTTCCCCGTTTCTCTGCGCGGCGGAGTATCCCCCGACAGGCTTTGGCGCTCAAAAAGTACCGCCGCGGCACGGCGCCAGTCTCCAAGATATCCGACAACGAAGACGCGACGGCGGCGCTGGGGAACTCCAAGGTATTGAGCGTCAAGAACTCGGTAGGCGAACCCATACCCGAGTTGCCCCAGCATTCCGAGAAGGGTTCCAAACACGGCTCCGCCGTCAATTGACAGGACGCCGGGGACGTTCTCCCACACCAGCCAGCGGGGCCGCAGGCGGCCAGCAAGTTTAGCGAATTCGACGGTGAGTTGACCACGCTTGCCGTCCAATCCCGCTCGGAGTCCGGCGACACTGAAGTCCTGGCAGGGAGTTCCGCCAACAAGAACATCGACTGATTCGTGTTCGTTTTTTTCGATCTTCGTAAAATCGCCAACGTTGGGAACCTCTGGGTAGCGATGTGCCAGCACAAGGCTGGGAAACTTTTCAATTTCGGCAAAGAGCACGGGCCGCCAAGCCACCGTTGCCGCCTCTATTCCGGAACAGACCGAGACATATCTCATTCCTCTTCCGCCTCTGGCTGGGCGGTGTGGGCCTCACGCACAGCGTCGATGCTGGCAAGGTTGCTCAGAAGCGACCGGCAGCTCCGGTCAATCAGGTTGTAAATCTGCTGGCGATCATCCATGCCGATGAGTTGGGGAGCCAACCCGGCCGGCAGCGACAGAATTTGAGTCTGGATAGACCGGTTAGCAGCGGCGAGGACTCTCTCCAAGTCTGAAATGGAAACCACCTGGGCCTGTTCATGGGCCAATTGCAGCTCTTTCAGGTCAGCTTCAGCCTTGGTTTTCCGCAAAAATGCCTGATCGAAGGTCTCGGGCGGCTCTTCGGAACTGTCCGGGCTGTTTTCGGGGTGCCGATTTCCGCCATTTCCGCCCTTTTGGGCACTCCGATAGCCCACATACCACTCCAACGTGGTGGGCCAATCCAAGACAAAACCGCGCGGATCGCTCTTGGCTGGCAACCCCTTGTCTTTGATTAGGTTGCGAACCTGCCTATCGGTCAAGCCAAGTAACTCCGCAACGTCCGAAACAGGCAATGCGGAGTAGCTTTTCGGGTTTTCTGTTTTGGACATAGGCGTGGAAACGGAAATGAGTTAAAAAAAGGCTGGCTCTAGCGCGCATCCGGGCTAGCGCGTCACCCTCAACGCTCTCAGCGCCGGGAAGGACCCGCGAGCGGCAGAGCGGCTAACACTTCGCACTGATCGCTTATAACTACTTTAATGTCATCGAGATGTGACTTGTTAAACCTCCAATAGAGTGGCGACTGGCCCTTTCGGGAGCATGGTCGATGGGATTGGCTCACGCCTCACAGCCCGCTTACTACGGATTGGCTACTCCGGCCTGTCAAGAGCCGTGCCGATTGTGCCAAGCTATGCCCGACCCGCAGTCGCCCTCTAGCTCTGTTGTGCTCTCATACGTCGCAACTGCGCTAATTCGGCGGCCGATAGCCGTACCGGATTGATTTCGAGCGCATACCATACCGCTTCAATCCAACTCGTGAACGCACATTTGAATCCGTATCCCTCATTCCACCAACAAACCCAAGGGTGTGAATGGTCTCCGATTCGTGCAATGCGTGGTTTCTTCATCACTTACCTTTCAGTTCATCCAGCCAATCGGCCCAGGCTTGCAGCATCTCGGCTCTTTGCCTGGCATATTGGGCGCGGTTGTACACGCCACGCACGCCCTTGAGCTTGTGATTGAGCGCCTTCTCAATCACATCGGTGTTGTACTCTTGCTCACTCAGGTTGGTCGCTGCTGTGCGTCGTAAGTCATGCACTGTAAAGTGTTCTATCTTCACAGGGATACGGCTCAAGGCACGGTTGAGTGTGCTGGCTGCAATGGGTGTGTGATCGGCGGCGCGCATGGGAAACACAACGCTTGCACGCGGATGCCGTTGGCGCTGTGCTCTCAGCAACTCAAGCACTTGCCGTGGCAATGGCACGACAAGCGGCGTGTCTGTCTTGCTGTGCGCTTCCGGCAAAGCCCATTCCGCCTTGTCCAAATCGAACTCATCCCAGCGCGCGCGCCGTGCCTCGCCTTTGCGGGTCAACGTCAACAGAATGAACCACAAAGCTGCTTTCAGATCGGGGCGAATTCGAGCCATTTCAAGGGCTTTGAGAAACGCTGTGAGTTCGCCTGGCTTCAATGCCCGGTTGCGTTCGCTCATCTCCGCCACAAACTTGGCTGGGATCGCGCTCAACGGATTCTTATCCGCAACGCCGCGCACAAGCGCGTAATCCCATAACCTTTTCAGCAAGTTACGAATAGCCAACGCGCTTTGCGGCTTGCCGTCTTCCACGCGCTTGAAGATCAGCTCCCGCACATCGTCCGTGTGGATCGATCCGATAGCCCGATTGCCGATCACCGGATACACGTCTCGCTCCAAATACCGGCGCATGGGCGCAACATCCCGCCGGCGGCGCTGTACGTGCCCGGTCAAATACTTCTCGCCAAACGCTTTAACGGTTTCCCCTCGCTCTTCCGCAAGTTTCTCTTTGCGGCGCTGTTCGGCTGGAGACGTTCCGCTAGAGATGGCCGACAAAAGCACGTCGCGCCTTTGTCGCGCATCCGCAAGGCTTAGGACAGGGAAACGGCCCAGGTTGATCTTCCCAGGCCGTCCACGGAGTCTGTAGCGCAAGCGCCAGCTCTTCAAGCCACTTGGCTGCACCTCCAAACCGAGGCCGCCGCCGTCAGTGACCGTATACCGAGCCTGTTTTGGCTCAAGTGCGCGAATCTTGGCCACCGACAACCCTGTTTTTCTCCCCATGTACCCAATTGCGCACCCAAACCCGAAAACCGCGCAACAAAGCCATTGTTTTCTAGGGCTGTCCATTTCTAGGTAGAGAAAATAGCCGAATCACGGCAACTCTGCCGTCTTGAAGGCAAAGAAAAGGCCCAGCCGGAGCCGGGCCTGTGTGGCATTGCTTAGTTGTCAGCGGATTAAACCGTTACGCCTGAGCAACCGCTCATCCTCTTTATCTTTCTCTGGATCAATCAGCGGAGCGGCATCATAGACCCGAATCGCAAACACCTTCACTGGAGCAGGCCCAAAGTGCTCATGCTGGATGGTCTGGATTTCATACCCTCGCCAAGCTGAAACGATCACGGTGTCAGGACTGTGCGGTTTGTACGCGTCCCAAAAGACCACGCGGTCATAAGTCCGGCCCACGAGGCGTTTTTGCCAATACGGCTTCACGAGCCGGTATTCAAACCGCTTTCTTCCCTCTTTAATTTCTCGGAAATAGCAAGACTTCAAATGCAACACGAGATTACGCATCACTCACCGCCGAAGCATCCCGTTTCCGGGTAGGTTCCCGGCCGCAGATAGATATGAACTATGGCCGCGCCGATGCCGTAGGTTTCGAGCGTGGCATCTGCAACAGAGATGCCACGCGTTCCGCCCAACACTGGTCGTTGAAGATCATGGAACGTGGCGAGGTATTGGCTCACGCCAGAGCGCACACCTAGTCGCCAATCGTCCGGAGTGATCCTCCACTCGATAGGCGCACAGTTGAGAAAGTCAAGACTTTGCGCCTCAACGCGTGGGCCAAACCTCTCACTTAAATGGAGAGCAAGCGGCTGGCCAAATTCACATTGAAAAGTCAGAATCATGCTCAATCCTCTGTGGTGGCAAACAGGCAGGGGAACGCCTGGCCGGCAAGAATCATCCGGTCGAGCTGTTCACGGAAAGTCCGCTTGACCACTTCCCCGTTTACGTCATCGTCATCG